AAGTCATTATCCTCACCAATGGAGATGTCAAGCTGACAATCACGCGCGACAACGCCTATCCCTCAGCCGCAGAATGGGACACAGTCTGCAGGTGTTTCCCGCTGCCCATTCCCAAGAACATCGCCACGCTGCAGGAATTCAAAGCCAGCCGCTACACCATCTCCGCCACCTTCCCACAACAAGAGGCACTCCAACTCAAATTCGCATAAGGAGCCAACCATGAGCGCGCAATTGACAACGACCGAGGAGCCCACAGAGCAACCGCCAAGCACAAGAACGCGGATCATCCTAGTTGCCATCGACCGGATCGAAGCCAAGCTCACAGACTTGCAGGACGTGAGCCAGGCAGTAAAAGAAATTCAGCGAACATTGAGTCTCAACAACTCATGGCGCGGTCCGATCATCCGCGCGCTCAAACACTTTATTTCCTTGATAGAAATTGCAGGAGATAAAACAAAAAAATGAAATTGTGGTAATATGCCCAACGACAAATGAAACCACTTGCGCGCGTGGCGCCTAGGCGCCACGCCCCCAAGTGGGACAGGCGACTGCCTTCCATAGCCAGCCGCGTACCGAATGGTGCGCGGTTTTTTTTGTTTTTGGAGAACGATGCAAAAACCAGACGACGAGCATACCCGACCCATCACACTCTATGTGGAGAGCATCATACCCGCCAGCCTGCAACACGTGGACCGCCGACGCGTAACACAGCTTGATGTCGAATTGAGTCCCGAACTTCAAAGGCAACTTATCAAACTGATGCAAGCCGAACCTATCAAACGCACCATCACCATTCGCTTTGCAGGGAGACTAGTTTTACTATGACCGCAGCCCTTGAAGACCTCGCAAATCAAGTCATCGACGACATCGACGAAGCCCTCAAAGATGACAAACTCGAAACCCGCCAGGGCTTGCGCTTCATGGCTACAGTTCTGCAGCAGGCAATGAGAGCGATCTACGCAGACAATGCCAGCAGAGACTCCACCAACAGCAGGCTAACCCTTGTCGAAGGCGGGCTAAATGAATTCCTGAAAAAGCAGGAAGCCAAAGAGAAGAACGCCGAAACCGAACGCCAGCATTGGCGCTGGGCAATCTTTGGTCCAATGATCGTGCTCCTGCTCAATCAAGCATTTGATTGGGTCAGAGCATTCATGGAGTGGATATACCGATGAGCAACAAAAGACCAGGAGCGCAGCCAGGCAACAAGAACGCTCTCAAACATGGCTTCTACGCGGAGCGATTTACAACCGCAGAAAAAGAACGACTCGAACTGCAAGACCCAACCGATGTCGAGGGGGAAATCGCATTCTTAAGAGTTTGTCTAAACCGCCTGGGGGAACAAATGAATTTTGAAATTCCGGATCCTATCGCCACAATCATCGATGCTGAAGAAAATCTCGACCTGGCAACTCCCTCAGAAATTTTTGATCTTGCCACGCAAGAAAAGGCGATGCCAGCTCGCGCAGATGAGCACCTGCTAAAGCAGCTCAACACCGCGGCCAATATCTCTCTTGCCATTGCAACCCTCACACGCACCCAACATATCATCCACGGCAAGACCGGCGAAGTCACAGACGCAATCAAAGACGCGTTCGAGCAAATCCGCCTGGACATGGGGCTATAGACCATGAGCACATTGACCGAAACCATCAAAGCCATCATTCGCACATTCGACCGCTTCACATCGCGCGGTGGTGGCATGACCATGTTCTTTTACCAGCTCGCACCCGTCGAAGCAATTCTCAACTCTATAAAAAACAATTTGGGGCTTACATTCGTAATTGTCATCTCGCGCCAGGCTGGCAAGGATGAAATGCTGGCACACTTGCTAACCTACCTGATGGCTTTATTCTCACATCGCGAAGTGGGAATCGTTGTTGCCAATCCAACCTACAAACCCCAAACGCTCAACTTCCTCATGCGCCTGGAAAACAGGCTGCGAGCCAACCTGCTCACCCGCGCGGTCTGGAAGAAGCGCGCAGATTACATGCGCTACATTGGCAGCGCGGTCGTGTCCCTGCTCTCAGGCGACGACGACTCAAGGGTCGTCGGAGCAACCGCTTCGCTGCTGCTCGTGATCAACGAAGCCCAGGACATCACGATAGCCAAATACGATAAAGACTTCGAGCCCATGGCGGCATCGACCAATGCAACGAGGGTATTCATGGGAACAGAGTGGACCACCAATACCCTGCTGGCGCGCGAGATGGATGCAGCTCGCAGCGACGAAAAGAGCGATGGGATAAAAAGAGTCTTTGTCTACACCGCCGATGATGTGGGAAAAGTCAACCCTGCTTATAAAAAATTCGTCGCATCTGTTGTGAAGAAAAAAGGCAGGGAGCACCCCCTGGTAAAGACTCAATACTATTGCGAGCGCATCGATGCCGAAGCAGGCATGTTCAATGCGCGCCGCATGGCACTCATGACCGGCGACCAGCCCGAGCAGGACGAACCGCAGCCAGGGCATGTCTACTGTTTTCTCATCGATGTGGCTGGACAGGATGAAGCCATGCTCGAACTCGAGGGAATGAAAAACCCAGGCAGGGATAAAACCACACTGGATGTGATCGACGTTGACCTGTCTTCGCTGGCAACCATGGAGAGCCCCATCTACCGAAACGTCAAGCGCATTGACTGGCACGGCGAAAACCACGTCGATATCTTTGGAGCAATCTCCGCCATGGTGGATGTATGGCAGCCGCTTTACATTGTCGAAGACGCAACCGGAGTCGGTGAAGGTCTGTGGGGAATGCTCTACAAACGATACCCATCCCGCACCATTCCATTCAAATACACAGCGCAATCGAAAAGCGAGCTGGGATATGGGTTTCTAACCATCATTGAATCGGGAAGGTATCGCGACTGCTGCAGAACAGAAGCAGTTCGATTGCAATACACCAACTGCAAAAGCGAAATTCTCATTGGACCAGGAAAAACCATGCGTTGGAGCGTGCCCGATGGCACGCGCGACAAAGCCACCGGCTTGCTCATCCATGACGACTACATCACCACAGACGCGCTCACCAGCGTGCTCGACGAAATGGATTGGTTCGTGAGCACCGAGACCGAAATCGTAAACGCGTTGGACCCCATAGAAGAAATGTCGAGGACTTTCTAAATGCACCCACTCGTACAAAAGATAATTGCGCCCCTCGTGGAGCAGGCAGTCAGAGACCGCCTGGCTGTCGCAGAGAATGACAATACCTTCTACGGCAACAACAACATGTCCACCTGGACGCGCGACCGCTACGACTACAACCGCCAAACCATTTTCAGCGAATGCCTGCGCGCGTGGAGAGTCAACCCAATCGCGCGCTGGCTGGTCACTGTGACAAGTGCCTTTGTGGTAGGCGAGGGATATTCTATCGAGAGCCCACACAGAGCCACCAACAAATTTTTACAGGAATGGTGGAATCACGAGCTCAACGACTTCGAGGGAAATATCGTGCGATGGCTCAACGAACAATCCCGCGCGGGAAATTTGTTCTTCCTATTCACCATCGATGAGACCGGCATGTCATACGTGCGGGCTGTGCCCGCGGATCTTATCAAAGACATTCAACACGCGCAGAACGATGTCGAGCAGGAAACTCATTACATCCCGCACGATCTAAATGCCCCCCCCTGGGTGGCATACAACCCAAAGGAACCTGATCAAACATCATTCATGGTCCATATCTCCGTCAATCGACCCGTTGGCACATGTTGGGGAGAGCCCGACCTCGCAACACAGTTGCCATGGATCGGACGATTCAGCGCATGGCTGGAAGACCGCGCCAGGCTGAATCGTTTCAGACAGGCGTTCCTTTTTGTATGGCGCAAAAAGTGGAAGGACGCCACCGCCAAAAAGAACAGAGCCGCGGAACTCAACGCAAACCCACCCGCACCAGGCTCACACCTGCTGCTCGATCCCGACGAAGACGTCGGAACCATCTCACCGCAGCTTGACAGCTTCGATGCCAACCTGGACGGACTCGCCCTTAAGAAAATGATCAGCATGGGCTTGCCTCTGCATTACCTCGCAGAACCAGAGAGCGCCACGCGCACCACCGCCGAAGCGGCAGGAACTCCCACATTCCGCAACCTTGCTCAAATTCAAAAAGATTACAAGCGCGCCCTAACCAGGCTGGCAAAGATTGCACTGACAGTCCGCAAACGATACGACCCGCGAGTCAATCCACAAGCCGAGGTCACGATCAAAACACCGGACATCACAGAAAAGGACAATTCGCAGCTCGCGCTCGCCATGAATCGCACGTGGCCCGTTGCGATGGATATGTACGACCGTAAGCTAATCGATGAAAAAGAACTGCTGCGAATTATCTTCCGCATGGGAGGCGAAACATTTGACGACAGTAAAGAAGTAACCGGATTGCGAAAGCCGTTGGTCGAAAAAACACCGACCAATGCCAACCCATCCGAACCCGACCCAGGCGAACCCGAAGAAGGCGACGAGAACTGATGCCCAAGAAACTAACCCCCATCTCCAAAGGCAGTAATACAAAGTTCAGATACCTGGAACGCGGGCAGTCTGTGCCACACCAGCCAGGCAGTCAGCGCGCGATCGTATGGTCCTCCTGTGGTGGCGGTGGTGGCGGTGGTAGTAGTGGAGCTGGTGGGGTCAAATGGCAGACCGCCAAGGGATTCACAGAAAAAGGCACAGCGCTCATTGAGCGCTCACAAGGCTTGATCGCAGGCGGCGGGCTGCTGCTGCTCAGTGGCTTCGGCGCAGGCGCAGGCGTAGGCTTTATTGTTTGGGGCTTCGCCCAAAACATCTATGCCAGCGCCACCCAATATGTCACATTTACCAGACCATGCAACGAGAAGACCGAACAAGGAGTGTAGTCATGAAACAATTCCCCGACCTGCTGTATAGCATCCCACTGGCACACCAGCCACAACTACCCGAGCGCGCGGTGATCCTTCCACAAATCGAAAGCGGAGAGCTCGAATTTATAGAATTCACCGCCAAGACATTCAGCCAGCGCTCCAAGCCCAACAAAAACTATGTTCGCTTCCGTGATGAGGATCTTCCGACATTCGCCGCCTCCTTCGCGAGCATGCCCTTCCTACGCAATCATGATCAATGGGACATCGGCGCGCGCGATGGCACAATCAAAGACTCAACGCTCGAAGCAAAAGACTTCATTCAAACCATCAAACTCACAACCCGCGCCGGCATGCTGTCATTCGTCGAAGGACAGATCGACCGGTTCTCCATTGGCTTTTCTGCAGATTGGATTATGTGTTCTATCTGTGAACAAGATTGGCTCAGTTGCTCACACTACCCAGGACGCAAATACAAAGTTGGAGAAAGCCAGGCGGAACGGCTGTGCGAGCTAATCATGATGAACCCCAAAGGGAAAGAGACCAGCGCGGTCAACTCGCCAGCCGTAGACGGAACCGGACTGCTCGAAACGCTCATCGAATACAAACTTGAAATCACAAGCGGAGAGACCGCTTTGATCCGCGCGCGGAACGCGCGTAAAAACAAAGGAGGCACAATGCCTAAGACAAAATCCCAAGCCGCGCAATTCGTCGAAGACATCGAAAACGAAATCGATGTGCTGAACGAAACCGACCGCGCGGTCTTCAATCTCACGGGAGCCGCTGACAAGGTCAACGAGATTGAACAACAGGCGACTCGAGCCAACAGCGTCTTGCTGGGCTTATGTGGGAACCTGTTGAAGTCCAGTCTCATCGCGTCGAAATTACCACCCGCCGCGCAAGAGACAATCCGCAAGCAATTCCAGGCACTGCTCGATAAGGGAATTGCCTTCGATGCTACCGAGCTCGAAGCCAAGATCGAAGAAACGCGCGCCATGCTTGCGGAAGTCACAGCCAACCAAATCATTTCAGGACCCTCCCGCTTCGGCGGGATGCAAACCAGTGAAGACCAGCTCAAAGCCGCGGTCGATGATATGTTTGGCGTTCCAAGGGATGAGCAGTATAAGAACGCTCGCCCTGCTCGCTTGTCAGGAATCCGCGAGTTGTATCTCACCCTCACCGGTGACTATGACTTCCACGGCGGATACTACGGCGAGCGCATGCAGCTCGCCACGACCGCCGACTTTGCCGGTCTGGTCAAGAACGCATTGAACAAGGCTGTTGTTCAACAGTGGGATGCACTCGGACGTGAGGGCTATAACTGGTGGGAGAGCATCGTAGATGTCCAGCATTTCAACAGCCTCAACCAGATCACAGGTATTCTCGTTGGAACTGTTGGCTTACTGCCAACAGTTGCAGAGCAGGGAGAATATACCGAGCTGCCAGTGGGCGACAGTCCCGAGGTCGCCAGCTTTGTTAAGAAAGGTGGATACGTCCCCCTAACCCTGGAACTCATCGACAGAGACGAAACAGCAAAGCTCAAAATCTACCCGCGTGAACTGGCAAGCGCAGCGCTGCGGACGTTGTCCGCACGCGTTGCCGAAGTGTTCACGCAAAACAGCGGAGCCGGTCCGACCATGGCAGACGGTGGCGCCCTATTCAATGCAACCGCCGTCACTACGTTAGGCGGACATGCCAACTTACTGACCACTGCCTTCACTGCTACGCAGTGGGATGTTGTTGGCGCGGCCGTCTACAACCAGCCCATGCTGATCAAACAGGACACCGGCTACTATGGCACCGGTCCAAAGATGGCAGTCGAGCCCCGTTTCTGGCTGGGACCCCGCGCGCTACGCAAGACCGCGCGCGAAGCCTTCCTCACCAATTGGGATGTCACTGCCAATGTGCATTCCGAGAACTTACTCAAAGGCGAAGTCGTACCCCTCATCGTTCCAGAGTTTACCGACGCAACCGATTGGGCTGCAGTCTGTGATCCCAAGATAGCCCCAGGCATCGTGGTCGGTGAACGCTTCGGGATCAAACCCGAAATCTACATCGCCGGTCGCGAGACTGACCCGTCAGTCTTCATGAATGACGAGCACCGGATCAAGGTACGCATGTTCAACGCGGTTCTCGTGCAGGACTTCCGACCCTTGCATAAGTCCAACGTCTAAAATCCAAACTGACGAGGCAACCTGATGAACGAACAACAACTTGAAAACCTGGCGGCGGACTATGCCGCCACAAAAGACACCACCGTGCTCAAAGCCTATCAGACC